TATGTTCAGAAGTGAGGATAGAATAACCATTTAATTGATTGCCCTGTCCACCTGCCATATTTGCAACCCATGCATTGGCACCACCTGTCCCAATTTCCATAGTCAAAATATCTTCCCAGCTACCAGGATGGGTGATCCAAACTGGTGTTCCACCTGCCGACAAGAAACGGGAAAACACTTTGGCAACATCTACCCATTTAAAGGTATTAGTCAAATTAGCTGCAACTGTAACCAAACATGGAGCATTTAAAATTCCCAATGGTTCACCTACACCAGAACCACGCAAAATGTGACGTTCCATCTTTGCACCAATCGCAATAGCAAACAAACCACTTAGTAAAGCTTCAATAGCTTCTGGTGAATCTTCAACCAATTCGTTGTCAACTTCGGTGTAGCCCCCTTCTTTGTACAATCGCCATTCCAACATGGTAAACTTAGGATCAGTTTTATCTAATGTAGAACCTGCTGCTTTTGTAGTAGCTTTAACATTCCCTGCTAATGCAGTTTGCCCACTACCAGCAGTTGGCGTAATAAACTGATCTAATGCGGGCCATGTCCCACTATCCCGCTTGACGGGAACATGTCTAACACGATTGACAATCTGATTATTCGCTTGCGCAAGTTTCAAAAGTGTTTCTTCATGTTCCGGTGGAACTAAATAACCACCTGTTGCACCATCTTCAATACTCATGTCTTTAGTAGACTTATAAACAGTCCGCAATCGCTGAATATCTTTCCGTTTCACTGCCAAAAGAAAATCACCAAAAGACTTAACTTCAGGATCAGCTTTACCACCTTCATCAGTGATATAACCTGCTTTACTCTTTGTATTCATCCCTTCGGCAATATTAACAATCTTTTCAACGCTCTTAGTAAAATTTTCTTCTAATGTATTAATTCGTTTTTCCAGTTCACTGTAATCCATTTCATTTTCTCCATTAACAATTTCGGTTTTAACATTTGCATATACTTCACCTTTTTCATTCCCAATAATAACCAATTCATCTGCACTTTTAATTGGTGCAATTGTTGGTAATCTTGGTTCTGCTGCCATTGGAGTATATGCCCATTCTACAATATGCCAAGTTTTAATCTTACCATCTTCAGACTTATCAACCATGTGATTAGCTGATCCACTACTCCACCTGAATTTTCCTTGATTTGCCAATTCAAAGATAATCTTTTCATATTCATCAGATAAATCTAAAACATGTTCTACCAAAATACCAACATCATCTTTAACTGCTTTTACTGGTTTACTAAATATCCTTTTGGAAAAATCAGTTAAAGCTTTTGCTTCTTTCTTTGTGGTATATTTAGTTTTTAATGGAATTCGATGATTTAAAGTTGCTGCAACACCGTCACCATTTAAAAACCCATAATCTGTATTTTTGGTAAAATATTCACCTGTTAAATCTTTTTCATTATCATCAGAAAATCTAATTCCATATGCACTTACAGTCCCAAGATTATCTTTAACACTTGTCTTAATTACATCACTGCCAAAAGAAACATAAGATTTGTTTTCACTTTCCAAAATACCTTTTGCTTTTTCTTGCAATCTGGCTTTTGTTGCTTGTGATAAATCTGGCGCTTTTGCCTGTGGAATTCTTGCAATGGCATTTCTCAAATGTGGTAAATCTATATTCCCTTCTGAATCTTTATAAGGAAAATACCTTGCTGATCTTGGTTCTGTTTTTCCTTCTTCATCTTTCCCCGTTGCTTGCTCTTTACTGATAAACAAAAATGAACTGTCTGGAAGATCATTAATGTATGCAGTTGTCCATACTGCTTTTGTATCGTACCAAAGTGATTTAGTAGTTTCAATCCAAGTTTGTTCAACTTCTACCCATTCACTTTGATTAGCAAAGCTTACTTCTTCTGTAGCTTCATCAAACGTATAGCCGATTTTATAATATTCATCACCATTTAATGCAATTAAATATTCATCAAACACTGCTACAACATAACACATATTGTACATATCTTCCATTGACATCATCATTCGTAAATACTTTTCTGCATATTGTCTAATTATTCTTACTTTTTCATCTAAACTCATTTCACTTTTTAACCTCCAAATTCCTGTTCAAAGAAACGAACAATATTATTAGTTGATCGTTCTAAAACTTGTATATCAGTTTGCCAATTACCCTGATGATACATTGCTTGAAAATTTTCATCTTGAACAAACTGACCATAAGGTGTTGCATTCCCTATTTCACCAATAAAACTTTTCTTCCTAAAATCCATTTTTGGTTTTGCACTTGTCCATAACCTTCCCAATGTTCCTGTCCGTCTGTATGGAACTTTAATTGTCCCACTTCTTAATTTTGCAAAGAAACCCTTTCTTTGTCTTACACTTCTAAAATTCATTGGTCTAGGTCTTTTAGGTGGATACACTGCCATTTGATTTGCAAGATAATAAAGCGATTTCTGTAATGGTATTTGTATCCTGCTACCATCTTGTAATCGTTTCATTTCATCCATAGTAGATTTTGGTATTTCGACTGATACTGTAAAAGGCATTATAAACCCTCTAGAATGGCCTACATTTGATCTTTTTTACTTTTTGATAGGAATATACCATAGATGGTTCTAGAACGTTTCTAGGATGCCCTGTTTACTACTCCTTCAACACACCTATTTATTTAGCATCAAAGAATTACATACAATTATGGAAGTTCAAAAACGTAATGCATTTATGGTAGTTTCATACCATCTAATTTCTTATGCCTGTTTTTATATAATTTTTTACCCTATAAATTATATGAAATTTATAACACCACTGGACTTAACCAACATCTGCATCTTACATGTGCAGGCATTACTTCAAATGTCCTATCATTTAGCTTTTGTTTTACATCATCGGGCAATTCATCAAAGAAAGATTCATTAACATCTTTAACTGATCCGTTTAATGGTCTACAGATTTGACAAACGATTTCATCAACTGCTGTATTCCATTGCATAGCAACTTGGAATGGAGCATGTTTAAACGCTTGCCTATTCCCTTCTGCATAAACTCTCGTTACTTCTGTTACTGCAATTGATTCTGCTCTATTCTCACTAAAACCATATCTAGTTAAATTATCTCTTAATGCACTTATCGGTAAACCATTGTTAATCCAATTGCTTACTTGATTCTGTACAATGATAGCAGATGTTTGATCTAAGTGAACTAATAATATGTCTAAATGTTCATGTAACCAAGATAGTGAATCTTGATTGATCATTGTCCAATCAACACCTGATACATTAGCAGTTTGTTTTTGATTAACACCTATCAATTCTTCAACCAATCTTATCCCTTCTGATATTCCAAGTTCTAATGCTATATGTAAAAACTGATCTAATGCATCTCTTAAATATAAACCAGATGCTTCATAATATCTTTTTAGTGCTAAGTCTACATCTAATTCGTTAATGGTTCCAGTAGGTGAACAAATGGCATTTACTATTTTGCCAAAAGCAGTGTTAATTAAATCACTTCCTTCACTTTCGATCTTCTTTCTTTGTTTATCTAATCCATCATACTTTGTTTTTATTTCATATGCTTTACCTGTTAAGTTATCTAAATCAGAATAATCAACTTCATGTGGTAGATCAATACCCAATACACTTGCTGCAATACTTGGTTGCATTCCTGCACTAACATAATCACTATATGCTTTTGCCCTTTGCGCTTCATCTTCCTGAAACAAAGATAATGATTCAGGAACAAATTCAAGATATAAATCTAAATCATCAAACAAGTATTTATTTGCTTGCGTAGCAATAAACCTTGCATCTGGCAATATTCGATTATCGTAAAGGTTTTTCTTATCTACTAAACTTGTGGCGTAATTCGCTGCATTACTTAGGACAATTGAAAGTGGGATTCCCATTGTGGAAACTATATCTTCTTTTTTGCTTTTAATCAAAATATCATTTTCTAAATCTTTTAATCCTTCGCCAATGATTAACGGTTTAACATTAGAAGTTAATACAGCAGTTGCAAAAGCATTTTTAATTCCTGAGAAAATTCTATTCCAAAAACTTTTTAATTCTTCTTTATCCTTTTGTGATGGATTCCCATCAACAGTTAAGATAGTAGCTTTTGTCAAACCACGTTCTATAAATGATTTTAGAAAGTTATCTAATGCATATAAAACCATTGCAGCATTAGAGCAAGCTTCTACAGGACTGGTAATAAATTCTGTTTCTGACATTGGATTTAATTTCATAAATGGTACAATTTCCTCTATGGGAAACTCCATAGTGTTACCATTTACTGTTCTTTTAAATCCTGTTAAACCAATTGTTTTATCCCATTTAGGCGTAATTGATTTTGGAGCAAGCCAACGAATTCTTTTAATATTCATTGGATCAGGTTCTTTAATCCAAAATGCTCTACTTGAAATTAATAATGCAGATTCAGATAATCCAAATAAATCATTTAAATCTTCAAACCATTCATACCCTTTTGGTATTTTCTTATCTTCTGAATTCCATATAACACTACCACTTGTTTGGTTTAATATATTAAAGGGAATGTTACCCATTTCATTTTGACATATTTCAATGCATCTATAAAGAATTCCAACTTTCTGCCAAATATTATTTGCGTCTGTATCTTCTTTACCGACAATTATATTAAATGCTTCTTCTGGAAGTGCATTAAGATTAACTGATTTTACAATCTCTTTATTCCCTGCTAAATAAAAATTATTCATATTATATACGTTAATCCCTTTGCAGCCTTTAAGCTTAATGCTCTAGCTATTACACAATCGTCATTCCCCACTATAGCTTGATATTTCCCATTCTTCACACCAAAATTATTTAATTCTTTTTTCCAAATAGGATTATCCAAGAATTCATATT